TTAAGGTCCGCTTCCCATCGAGATGTAATGTTCTTTTCCATCTCAACTTCGTAGTTGGCTACAAGTTCTTTTATTTTTCTTTCTGCCTCTAGCTTTTCGTCTTTAGACGTAGTAAGATTATCTAGTACTCCACCTACACCTTTAACTAGTTCAGTAGCGCCACTAGAGAATATTTTACTAAGAACGTTCATTTAAAATTGTATTCTACCACCTTGTTTTACCTCGGTTGTTCTAGCCGGCTGCTTGCCTCTATTGTCTTTAGCGTCATGCGCAGCAAGCTTTCTAGCTAATCTTTTAGCTTTACCTGTTTTACCTTTAGAAGCAGCTTTACCTCTACGTCTTTCTAAACTAGCTCCTTTTTTGTCACCTTCGTTTAGACGGTTTGTTACTGACGCTGTATCAGCTTTTCTTAATTTTAAAGGCGATATGTCTAATTGCGATTGTATTTTTCTCTCGCGTGCTTTTGCTTTGTTGTAAGCCTCTTTTTCAGGATCTCCACCTGTTGCGGCCTTTTGCTTAGCTACCTTTAATCTATCTTGAGACTCTTTCATAGCTTTTTTATCAGCTTGAAGATCTTGATAAGTTCTAGAGCGAACTTTAGCTTCTGGCATAGCATTATCCATAGCTTTCTTCTTATCTTTTTCGCTAAGCTTTACAGCAGATGGTTCTTTGCCTTCCTTTAAATTTATAGGGCTTTTATCTACAGCAGCTTTAAATTTAGGGTTATCATCTAACTTACCTTCAGCAGAAGCTTTACGTAAACCTTCGTTAAATTTTGCTGCAGATTTTTCAGCCTTAGACGCATGCACTGCTTTGCGTTGCGCATCTGATACATATTTTTTTGCTGGAGATGTTCCTTTTATTAAAGGAAAACCTTTCATTTTAAATGCCATGTTACTTTTTATTTGCAAATTTTTCTACACCACTAATGCCGAATGATCCTAAAACTACCCAAACAAAAGAGTTGTACACAAATTCATTAATTATTAAATCTTTACCTACGGCCCCAGATACAGTGTCTACAAGCATCACTACCACCATAAGGGCAAAGGCTACAAAGCCCACTATTGCTTTTTCGTTCCATTCATTATTGTCTTTAAATATTTCAAACATCGTTTCTTTTTTGATATGCAGAAGAACCTGGTCTACCGTCTAGAAATTTATTACTTTCAGACTTTGCAGCTGTTTGTTTCTCTGCTTTTTTAGCTCGTTTTTCCCAAGGAAACACCATGCTTCCTTCTTCGTGCCACTTACCGTTATACTTAATCTTACCGTCTTTTCTGTGGTAAGTTTTATTACCGTCCCTTACATAATCATCTCCATACGTAAGTTTGCCACTCATCATTTCTTTGGCATGCACGTTTTCATGTCTTTGCACTCTTTTATCTAGTGCGCTACCGGGTTCTACGCTACTGTCAACAGCTATGCTACCATCTTTATAAGCTTCACCTAAAACGCCAGGATCTAAGTTCTTCCTATGTATTCTAACATTTTTAGATGATTTAATATTTCTAGCTTCTCTGCCTAGTTTAAAACCCATTATCTATCTACATCTTTAATCATATCATCTATAGCCTTATTATAAACTTTATCAGTATATGATTTGTTATTGTAAAAAATACTACGTTCAGAAGTTGGTATATCTTCTTCGCCTAGCAGTATGCGATATATTCGTGTTACTAGCTGTGAGCATTTAAACGACGTCTTAAATACGGAGTACTTAATACTTGTTCTGTTTCTATGTCGCCAAACCTCTATCCAGCCAGCTGATCGTAGTTTCTCCCACCTTTTCTTATCCCAAGAATATGTGTAAGCACCCTCGATAAATTCGTTACGGGTAAATCTACCCTTGTGATCTAAATATATAAGTAGTTCTAGATCAGCATCAGTTAATCCATAAGTCTTACAGGCCCACTTACGCGTGAGCCTGTAGTACTTAAGGATATTCATATCACGCAGATCCTGCGCTGTTAATCTCATTCAGATTATGAATCAGATGTAACTGTTACAGTAGTAACGTGACGTCTAATTTGTAGTCCCGTAATGTTGTTGATTGGGTATACGCCATTAATCGCGTCAAATACAGGTACTGCAGTAGTATTCACTTGAGAGCTAGCTACTAAAGAAAGGAAGTCTTTCACTACATCAATTTCTTTACCAGAAGTACAAGTTAATCTTACAAAAGCTTGCTCAAGTAATTCTGTAGCTGAACCTACTGGCCCACCTTCATATCTGTTAGAATTTGCAAAGTAAACGTACACTAATCCAGATCCGTTGTTTTCTGCCGCTACAGAAGTAATGTTGTTAGCGTCAAATGCCGCTAAGTCTAGGCTTGCTCCATCGTCAGCTGATGTCACAGAATTGTTATCCACTGTCCCAGCGTGGAAAACTAACATTTTGTTTCTCATTTTGAAAAATTTTTAATTATTAATTGTTTATTGATTTACCGTTTAAGGTTTATGATTTAAGGTTTAGGTCTAATATCTATATCACACGTTTAGCGAAGTAGTTACTCCACTAACACAACATCTCTTGCTCGGATTACATGGTACATTGTATCTGCCCAGGTTATACCATGCCCAGCATGCTTGTCGTAATATATAATATCGTTATCTTTTAGGCCTTCAACTAAATTACCTGTAGAGATAATCGTAGCTTTAATATACCTATTGCTTTCGTCTAGTTCTTCAGTAAGAAGTAGGCCACCAACTTTCTTAGGACCTACTTTCTCTACGTCTACTATTATGTAATCATTGATCGCTTTCATCTGCTCTAGCATTTGAGATTACACAATCTGCTGATATAATAGTTGATACTACTGACACAGCGTTCTTTAGCGCAGACTTAGTTACAAGTACTGGATCTACAATACCTGCTTCAATCATATCTACGCACTCACCAGATATAACATCGATACCACAATAGTCTTTACCCTCGCATTTTGTATCTGTAAGACCTGCGTTATCTAAAATAGTTAGCATCGGAAACTTAATAGCCTCAAGGAGTATCTCCTCACCCGCGTTAGCGGGAGAAATTTTTTGAGATGCCCACCATAGCGCCGAACCGCCACCTGGAATAATACCTTCTTTTAAAGCTGCTTTAGTTGCGTATATAGCATCTTCAACCCTGTCTTTCTTTTCTTTAAGCTCTACCTTTGATGCTGCGCCAACTTTCACAATACCTACAGAACCTGATAGCATAGCTAATCGTTCTTGTAGTTTCTTTTTCATAAAGCCATTTTTTTCGCTAGCAACTTTCTTAGACACTTGTTCAACGCGCTCGTTAATCTCTTCTGTTATTTCTTCAAGAGTAATAACTGTGTTACTATCGCTAGTTACAGCATATTCAACTTCGCCAAGATGTTCTACGCTTATAAGATCTAAATCATCACCCAGCTCTTCATTGATAACAGTAGCGCCTGTCATGATAGCTAAATCCTCAGTAGCATCTTTCTTAGTAGGGCCAAAGCCTGGTAAATCAATAATATTAACTTTGATATTACCTTTTACCTTGTTCATCATTAGAGCAGACTTAACACCTGCCGCTACTGGAGCTATAATAAGTAAAGCGCGTCCTTTTTTAATGACATGCTCTAACACGTTCTGTATCTTACGTACATTAGGTATTTCACTTGAAACTATAAGTACGTATGGGTTGTCTAACTCTGCTAAATGTTTATCAGTGTTAGTGACGAAGTGCGGCGACGTAAGCCCGCAGTCGAACTGCACCCCGTCAACTAACTCCACATGCGTTTCATCGGTGTCACCTTCCTCCATAAGTACGACACCATCCTTACCTACTTTTTGGTAAGCTTCCGCAATAATGCTTCCAAGGGCTTTATCATTATTGCAACTAATCGCGCTAACAGCGCTAAGCATGCTCCCTTCAACTTCAATAGCCCTTCCTTCAAGATGTTGCACAACTTTGTCCAGGCCTGAGCTAATACCTGCTTTGATTTCTCTAATAGATTCTTCAGCATATTTATCTTTATTTACTTCTTTTAATAGTGCTTCAGCAAGTACGGTGGCCGTCGTGGTACCGTCACCTGCTTCTTTCACTGTATTGTTAGCTGCTTCCTTAATCAAGGTTGCACCTATGTTTTCAACCGGATCATATAAGACTACGCTTTGGGCAACGGTTACTCCGTCTTTTGTGATCACCGGTCGGCCGCGAGCATCTTCGTATATAACGCATTTACCCGATGCGCCTAATGTACTCTTTACGGCTTGCGCTAGCTTGGTTACGCCAGCAATTACTTTATCTTTAGCGGTTTGACCAAAATCTAATTGTTTGATCAACTCACTAGGTAAGTTGTATTCCATGAATTATAGTAAATTAAATTAAAGTGGTTTGTTTTGGATTATCTTTCTTCTAGATTTTTTTTATGCTTACGCTTTTTTGTAAGTTGTCTTACTTTTTGCGTTACCATACGCGGCTCTGTATAACCTTCAGTTATTTTTGAGCCTTTATCAACTTTTCTTTGGCCTCTTTTTTTACCGCGTTCTAATAATTCTTCGCCACGAAGCTGTAGTTTACGACCTCGTTGGTATCTACGATCAGCTTTAATAGCTTCTTTGTCTCCACCAAGAGATTTACGATGTTCTTTGATATCTTGTCGCATTTCTTTGCGAGTTCTATCGCCGTAGAACTTCATACCTTTCATTTTAAACGCCATGTTTTTAGTTTTTTTATAGCGTACCTGCTTCTAGATGCTCTAATAGTGTCTTGTCGCCACGGCGATATTTACTCATATCACCTTTGCTTCCATCTTCAAAAGTAATTATTTTTTTATTTCCTTTAGTTTCAACGCTACCTGCAATATAATCATCTTTAGCTACTTGCTTTCCAACTTTAGGATCAGCTTTTGCTTCAGTGTTTTTATTTTTATCTAGTTTTATTGGAGACCCAGCGCCAAAATTACGCTTCATTGGATTTCCTTTCATTTTAAACGCCATATTTATTTATTTTTAAAAAGTTTTTACTACTTTAGGCCCTTTTGTTGCCTCTAATTTCTTTGAAAAGTAGTCAATACTGCCGTCGATAGCGGATTCTGCACCCTCGAGCGTTTCTCTTCGGGTTACAGAATGCCAACTTTCTTCGTCTTTAGGGTTCGATACCTCGGTTTGGTAGTATCCGTTAGGTAATTGGGTAATTCGCCAGTTAGATTTGCCGGACATGTGCGTCCATTCTGCAATTTCTTGTTTACTTGGCTTCATTGTGTGCGTCGTAGACGACGTCTTATAGTACAAATATGTCATTGTTTTTGGTTTTTAGGTTATATTTGTGGTATAGGGACTTTCCCTATATTATTTTTTCTTTTTCTCAGTCTTTTTCTTTGGCTTATTTAGAGGCTTAACTGTTTTTTTCATCTTAAGCTTCGCAGGAGTCTTTTTCATCGCCATCGGTGCAGCAGCAGCCGGATCCATAGCAGGATCTACAGGTGCAGCAGCAGCAGCGGGATCAGCACCAGCAGCGGCAGCGGCAGGGTCAGCACCAGGAGG